CTTTGACCTCCAATTTCAACTTCAACTTGAGCAATAAGTTGCTCTCCTGGGTAATCCAACCAACGAGCATAGACACTCTTGACGTTGTTGGCAGATTGGGATGAATTTCCCATAAGTTGGTTGATCTCTGGAAGTGTCACTTGGAGGTATGTGCGGTAACACAAATCACCATTTCTGCTGATTGTGCATGTCACTCTTCGTCCAAAGTCGGCTTGTCCATTAAATGTTTGTTCGATTGATTCAATTGCAAAATTTGTATAACGTCTGTATGTCACCTTCCAAAAGGTAATTTGTGGATTTCCTGTAAGATAAACATCTTGTGCTCCGTAAGCTACTAATTGCATCAGACCCCCGCCCATCGATTATAGAATTTACAAAGAAAAAAATTTTATAAATTTACATTTAATTCATTTTAATTAAATAATTTAATTACTAATTATTTAATTATTACTTAACTCTGGTATTTCATAACATATTACTTATAGACAATAATATTTTTACAGCATTAAAATTTATCTTATTTCTCTCTTAATTTCTCTCTTTATTTTTCCTAAATAAAATGAAATGATCTAATAATATAATTCAATAACTTCTACTGTTTTTTCAGTAGAATTTTCAATCCAATAATGAATACATTTTTTTAAATTTTCTAATCGTTCATTCCATTCAGGTTCTCGTGTTTTAATTATTTGCATAATTCCTAAAGTATTTAATTTCCAACATGATTTTATTAGTTTCCTAGATTCATCTACATAATCATCAGGATTAAATCTTATAAATACTAATGGTCTATGACCTAAGTCCTGTGATATTTCCATAACTCTTTTATTTTCACAAATGCAATCATAATTAGTATGTTTATTTTCATCAATCTCTACAATTATAATATGCGACCCTAAATCTACTAGCAAATCAGGTCGTCTTTTAGAGCAACCCTCTTCAACTTTTTTATCAGCGATCCAAGTAAAATCTGGAAAATACTCAATAATTTTATCAGTAATATATTTTTCTTTTGTTTTATAATTTCTAGTAATAGGTTTATCAGGAAATAAATGTATAAAACAGAATACACAATAACCTTCATATTTATTACTTTTAATTGTATGACACCAGGTAGATTTACATAATAAAGATCCTCCACATGGTTTACAACAAGCTTTTAATTTTAAATGAATACACGTTTGTGACCCTTTACAAGGAATACAAGTTTGTTTATTAACACCATGTTTACAAATTTCTTTCCCATTGCATTCTTTACATCGTGCTTTTCTTTTATCATGAATACATAACTCTGATCCATCACAATCTTTACATCTAGATTTAAGTTTAGAATGCTCACAAATTTGCGATCCACTACATAATATGCATCGTAATTTTCGTTTATTATGCTCACAAATACTTATATTTCCACAAATTAAACATGTATTTCTTCTAGTTTTATGCTCACAAATTGAACCACCTCCGCACTGAACACATCGTGTTTTTAATTTTTCGTGTTCTTTACAGAATAAATTTGGGCTGCAACTTATACAACAATATTTAAATTTTTCGTGTTCGCATTTACTCATACTAATTTATATACATCTTATATTTATAAATCATTTCAATTTTTATTTGTATAACCACTTAAAAATATATTATTATATTGTATAGTAAATGGATGCAAAATATAAATTATTAGAAGAAGAAAATAAAAAACTACGTGACGAATTAACTGCAGTCAAAGAACACCTAAAAAAATATACTGCACCAGCAAGAAACAAAACTTTTTATGAAAATCATAAAGAAGAATTACTTGAAAAAATGAAAGCTAACCCAATATCAAGTGAAAAACGAAAAGAAATAAATAAACGGGCCTATCAAAAAAGAAAGGAAAAGGAATTAGAACAATTAAAAGAATTAGATATTAATATATAATTCGTATAAGAACTTAAAGTTATAATCTTTAGTAATATATAATGGAAATGCAAATATACAAAGATGAAGAGACTAAAGAAGAAGATGATTTATTACAATTAATGAAGATCCAAATGAGCACAGAACAGGAACAAATATTTATGACAAGTCATTATTTATATTTACAATATGGATCTGACAATACTAAATTTGTAGTTAATTTTGACGAGGTTTGGAAAAATGTAGATTTTTCAAGACGTGATGCTGCTAAACGATTATTAGAAAAACATTTTGTAGAGCATATAGATTACAAAAAACTCGCTCCACAATTGGGTGGAGCGAGTTTAGAAGAAAAAGCAGCTCCACAATTGGGTGGAGCTGCTTTTATAAATGAAAATAATGAAAAAGCAGCTTTACTTTTGGGAGGAGCGAGTTTAGAAGAAAAAGCAGCTTTACCCAAAAGTAAAGCTGCTTTTACTATTAAAAAGAATTTAGGTGGATCAGGACAAAATAAAGAATTAATTTTATTAACTGTAGATTGCTTTAAAAATTTTTGTATGTTAGCAGCAACACCAAAAGCAAAAGAAATACGAACTTATTATATTAAAATGGAAAATATAATGCATGAATATTATAAAAATTTTAAATCTAAAAATAATGAATTACAATCATCACTTCAACTTTCGCAAAATTCATTCCAACTTTCGCAAACATCGCTCCAGCTTATACAAAATTCATTCCAAATGTCACAATCCGCACTTCAACAATCTATAAAAGAAACCGCAATTAAAAGACATGAAGTATTGATTGAAAGTAATCTAAATAAATGGGTAGTTTATTTTTGCAGAATTCAGTTACGAGAAGATGGCAGTTTTATACTAAAAATTGGAGAAACTATTGATATCAAAAGTAGAATGGATGCATTGAAATGTAATTTTGAAACAAATATAATTTTACTAGATGTGTTTAGATGTGAAAATAGTATTAAATTTGAAAAATCATTGCATAATAGTAATGAACTTACTAAATATAAATATAATCAATTAGAGCATAAAAATAAAAAGTTATCAACTGAAGCATATCATATTCCAAATCAAAAAGAATATGAAAAGATCGTAAAATTTGCTAATAATGAAATGCATAAATATAATAATATTGAATTGACTAAATTGCGAATTGAAGAAAAAAAGATGGATCTAGTTGCTTCATTTATTCCATTTTGTAAAAGTTATGATGAACTTATGAATATACTAAATAAAATAACTTCGCCAATACATTTTGAAATAGAATTAAAAGAAAAAATAATTAAAGAAATTGAAAATAAAGAAGAAGAAGTTGTAGAAAAAGAAGAAGAACCATTAGAGGAAGAAGAATGCGACAGCAATTGCATAAAAGAAGAAAACGATATAATGGTACCAAATAGTTCAACAGGTCCAATAGTTCAAATATATCATAAAAGTGATTTAACAAAAGTAGTTCATGTATATAATAGTATTATAGAGGCAACTAGAGATTTTAATTATAATAATAAAGTAGCATCATTTACATCAATAAAAAAAGCACATCAGTATAAAACCATTTATCATGATCATAGATGGCATTTTATTTCTAATCGTCAAGAACCCAATTTACAACAACCCCGAAATATTGGAGAAACAATGGTTACACAAGAACGAAATCAAGGACAAATTGCAATGTTAAATATTGATAAAACAAAGATCATAAAAGTATTTAAATTATCAAAAGATGCTGCAAAAGAAATTTTACAACATCCCTCTGCAATGTCTAGTGCAATAAAACATTCATCGCCTCTAAATAATCATTATTGGATGCAATGGGAAAATGTAGATGTTTTATTACAAGATGAATTTTTGAAAATAAATCTTCCTCCAACTAAGCAACCAAATATAAGAGGAATACAAATTAAACAGATACATCCAATAACAAATGAAATTGTAAAATTATTTGTATCCTATACAGATATTCAAAAAGAATTAAAAATTTCGGTTAAAAAAATTAAAGAACTAATAGAGAGTAACGAAATTTATAAAGGAAAATATAAATTTAAACTGGTATAAGTAATTCACCTCAACAATTTATCCATATCCAAATTGGAAGTAATAAAAGTTTGCAAATAAGAATCCGAAAAGATTTCCGATTTGCCTTCGTGATCTTTCAAAAAAATATAACTGTCTCCATTTTTTTTCACAGACCATCCATCATTTACAGCATTAAAAACAAGCAACATTTTTTGAAATTTTAAATGATTAATATTATGTGTTGATCCAGTACTAATATTAATGTCCATTATTAAATAAGGTAGAAAAGTAAAAATTAGTTCAAACCAATAAAGAATAAAAATACTTAAATAATTAAAAGTATAAAATATAATATGCCTTCTTTTAAGCCAAAAACAAATAAAAATATTAAAGTAACTAAAAAAAATTCCACAACCTTAGATGGAAAACATAAAGAATTTATAAATGAATTCAGTATTGATGACCAAGATATTATACCTAAATTAGAAAAAGAGAGAGACGAATTGAAACAAAAAATGGGTAAAGAGAATTTAACAATTGAACAATTGTTAGATTATAAAGATCGTATTCTTGAAATAAGAATAATGATCAAAGAACTGAAACAAAAAAAGAAAGAATATTACCTAAATAATTCAAAACATATTTTTGATTACTTTGAAGATAAACAGAATATTTCTAAAAAAGAGACAACTAGTAAAAATAAACTATTGAATACCTTTTTTAAAATTGATACCGGAGAAGAACAAACTGCAAATAATGTTACTAAAGAATCCAGTATTTTTCAAAAATATTTGAGCAATATTGATGAATCTTTTTTGGATATTAATATGTATATTCATCCAACTGATATTTGTCAATACTGTTTTAAAGGTGAATTGATTTCCATGGAAGATGAAGGTGTGCTTATTTGCAATACGTGTTTTCGTAATATTCCTTATTTAATTGAGAATGAAAAACCATCTTATAAAGAGCCCCCAAAAGAAGTATGCTTTTATGCTTATAAAAAGATTAATCATTTTAAAGAAATATTAGCACAATTCCAAGGAAATGAAACTACACAAATACCAACTGATGTTATTGAATT